GATATCTGTTTGAGAATACTTTCCGTATAATTTATCATTACATCATAGTATTCAACTTTTAGATTTGCATCTGATACTCGATCATCAGCATCCATATATCTAATCAGTGCGTCTTTATCTCTAACTTTTTTTGGAAATGGTTCTTTTTCATACACCTCTGGATCTGCCTTTCCAGAGTAGTATTCATATCTTTCATGACGAACACTCTTTTGTATCTTCTGAGCTTTTGTTCGTAATAGAATTAAATTATTTAATATCTCATGATATTTAGAATGCAATTGAGGAACTTTAATTGATTCTTCATGCATATTATCAATATCAATCTTACATTCCTCTTGCCACATGGACTGAATCTTATCAAGATTTATCATGTAAAATTATTTTTTAAAATAGTTGTCGATTCGATTACCGCTTGGATCGGTTATATTGTAAATGGTGTATTTAAATGTCACCTCTGCTGTGAAGTAATTATAATCACGAGTTGTGACATCAAAATCTAAAGTTGAAAGTGAGATTGGAAACGCATCTTTAAAGTTAATCAGAACACTTGGTTTATAGTTACTGTTTAAAACTTGTAACGTTGCATCTGAATATTGAAAATAAAGAGGATCCGCAGAATCATTAACTCTTCTATCAGTTCTTTTATCATCTGTTTTAAGTTGACGATATTGTCCAATAGACTCAGGATATCCAAGACCTGTTATCCATTTGTGAATTGCAAGATAGTTTTCCATCTTTTCATCCACTAGAAATCGAACGTTTAAATCATCATACAGAACTTTATCTCCAGGCACAGGAATATCCTTCAAATAAGATGGTTGAATTGCAGTTCCCATGCTTATTGAAGGTATGTTCGCAGATTGGCAAAGAAAATCAACCTTTGGTGTTTTTGTTAAAACCAATTTAAAACCAAGAGGAGACATATAGTTCCTATTGGCTATTTGTTTGTCAAAGGGTGATACTGAATCAGTCATTTACTTTTTGTAATTTTTTGATTCTCTTAACATAAAGAATCTCAGCGGGTGAGTATAAAATCGGATTTTTCTTTGATCTTTTGATAATAAGTTTTGCAGCTTCTTTATCGTCCATGTTACTATTTAGACACAAAAAAAGAGACCCTTTCGGGTCTCCTTAAAAAATATGCAATATGACTTACATAAGGTTTGTAACAGATACTCTTCTGTAGTAACGGTTAGCGTTAACAGTAAGTGTTCCTGATCCTTGTGTTGTACCTTGTGAGAATGGGTTCTCAACCATTCCGTAACGAGTCTTAAAGCCAATTTTTGGTTGGAATGTATCCTGACCAACGGCTCTAACCATCTGTAGTGGAACGTAAGGACAATAGAATAGACCAGCATCGTAAGGTGAAGTACCTTTGTATCCGATAACATAGTACTGAGTTGCAGCACTGTTTGCAGCGAATGGGTCGATGTACACTCTGTACTTACCGTTGATAACACCAGCAAATGTATTACCTGTGTCGTCTACGTTTAAGTTAGCGTTAAGAGCGGGGGTGTAATCTAGAACACCAGCCATTGTTAATGCAGAAGCAACGTCAGCAGAGCAAAGGATGATGTTACCCTTTCCACGACGAGTTCTTTGTGCAATAGCGTTTGCATCTCTTTCGATCTGGAATAGAAGTCCTTTGAACTTCTCAACAGACCATCTACCATTTGAGTCAACGTCTAAGTTGAATGTACCAGCAGATGCTACGTTAACCTGAGCACCAGTCTCAGCAGTTTTGTAGATTGTTCTGATAACTTCTCTGTTGATTTCAGCAAGAATTTCAGTTGATAGAATGTTTGCTAACTCAGCCTCAGCGTTCAATCCGTGGATTGCCTTAAGGTCTTGAGCTAATTCTAAACTGTACTGTGCTTTTAGAGCTCTTGACTTTGCAGTCACAGTAACTTTCTCGATTGAGAAAGCCATCTCGTTGAAAGTCTTTCCAGATTCTCCAAGATCTTCAGAGTCATCTGTTCTCATACCTTGACCAACATCATATGCAACTTGTTTTGCATCTGTTGAAGGGTTAAGAGCGCCTGGGTTAGTACCTGACTGAGCAGTTGTACCTAAACCAGTTGTAACAGATGTGAATCCATCTGTATATGTATTCTCTTGGTTCTGTCCAGAGAATGCTGAATCTGGTTCGTTGAATAATGCCTCTGTTCCAAGCATGTTGTTAGCATTTGTGCCATCAACAAATCTGGATCTCATTGCGAAAATAAGTCCTGTTGGAGCGTTCATTGGTTGAACACCAGCAAGATCGTATGCCACCAAGTTAGGCATAGATCTTCTAATCAATGAGATTAGAACAGGGTCAAAACCAGCAACAGGGCCAGTTGCTGTTGCACCACCAGAGAAACCAGCACTAGAGCCAGTATTTGTGTTCACTGTTGGGGCTTCTGAGAGGAATGATCTTTCCTCTGATAAAAATCTTTCTTGGTTCTCAAGCAAGACAGCAGTTACCGCTTTACGATGATTGTCCTTGATAGCATCAATTCCATCATGTTCTAGAAGGGGCTTCCACTTCTCTTGCAATTGTTCTGCGTTGCCAAACATTTGCGTTTTTACCTAATAAGTTTACGTTTGATTAATTAACAAGTTGAGATTCACTTTTTAGTGGCATGGGATAGTGCCTGGATGTATGCCGCCATACTACCAGAAACATCTGGTGCTGCAGCGCTTTCGTTTAACACTTCCGAGTCACTTCTTTTTGGAGCAGTCTTGAAATATGACTCTTTTAGAGTCTCAAGCTTTTCCTTATAAGATTCTTCACTTTCAAACTCAACACCTTCGGCAAGTGAAGCGAGCTTTTCCTTCTGAGTACTTGATAAGCCTTCAGAAACATCGGAAAGGATGTTACCACCTGTTGCCTCGGAGAGACTCTTAGTGATAGCTATATTCTTTTCGATCTGCTCGTTGAGTTTTGATTCCATTTCGTCAAGTTTGTCTACCATATTCTCAACGACATCATATTTATCTTCAGGGATTGATACATAATGATCTTCAAAAAGACCTCTCATTCCAGCGAGGAATGATTCAGTCATCTCGGTTCTAATTCCACGCTCTACTTGTAGTGCGTTTTCTTGTAACCACTCATCTGCGACGTACTCTAAGTAAGAGTCAACACGCTCAACGAGTTCGTCTTTCATGCCTTCGACCTCTTCTACGAGCTTTGCTTCGTAGTGAGCTTCCATGGCCTCTCTAAGTTCGGTAACTTTAGACTTTAGAGCAGCCTCGAAAATTGTCTTAGCTTTCTCTCTAAACTCTTCGGAGAGTTCCTGACCACCGAGAAGTGCATTAACATCATCATCGATGTCTACTTCATCAGTGATTTCGGGAAGTTCTGTAACTTCCTCTTCCTCAGCAACTACTTCCTCTTCTGAAGTTTGGTCTTCTGCAACTACTTCTTCTTCAGTTTCTGCTTCTTCCATTTTTGGAGCTTTAGGAGCTTCTGATTTAGCCATAACACCTTTTACTGATTTTAAATTTGCTGCATATGAACCTTCACCAGCTGGATCCTTTAATTTATTAGAATCGTCTGTTGGTGAATTATTTTCTGGAGTTGGGCCACCGAGGTCTTCATAACTCACGCCTGCCATGGTTTGCATGGGCTCAGCTGGTTTTGCACCCTTGGTTACGGCGTTCTCCATTTCTTGTAAATTTTTCCCACGGGACATTTGAACTCTCCGAATTACCTTTGTATAATCTGTTTTTATTTATATATTTAAAGATTTGCTAAGAAATCTTCAAAGACGCTTAATTTTTTTTCGTCTAATTTGTTCTGATCAACTAGTGTGTTAATCTGTTTGTATGTTTTAGTTGCAAGTCTCTCACGAAGTATGCCACCATCCCATACCCAATCCTTTCCTTCCATGATGCCGTCTACGAAAGCGTCTGGAGCAGAAGGATCTGCAACGATATCAGCAGCAGTTGCAAGAGTAAAATCTTCTCCTACCACACTGTATCCTTCGTTAGTCTTACTTAAAGACCCTACTCCTCTTGATGAAACACCAAGTTTTACTCCCTCATCTATGAGAGACTTTGCAATATTTCCCATTGGTGTATTGAGAATTTTTGCTTTTCCTATAAAATTGCTTCCATTCTCTTTGAGAGAAACAATTTTATGTGAAACTCTATCAAGATTAACAGTAGGACCATCTGGATGTCCAAGTTCACCAAGTGCTCTTCCTGTCACAATATTAGATTCATTATATCTTTGAACTTCCTTTCTCAAGGTGTCTATTGGATACATTCTTCCATTTCTATTTTGAATATCTCCTTGTAAGAAAATACCCTCAATATACATTGACTTTTTACCATTGCGTTCTTCAACAATGAAGTCAACTGATTCTATTTCTTCTCTAATAAGTTTCATTATGCTCCACTAGTAACTTGAACTTGTTGAAAATAAACTGCACCTGTTGCAGCATTGCCATGACTATTTGGTTTTGCCAAAGCAGAAATGTGAACCACATCTCTTAACTCAGCAGTTTGACCATCTCCACTAACAAATGCTGTATGAACACCAACTATAGCACCATAATTATGTGTAACTACTAGTCTTGTTCCAAAATAACCACCAACATTAGAAGTATTATTAATACTTGCAATTGGTTTATCTGTAAACTCAAAATGTCTATTTTGAGGATCAGTTACAGTTAAACTTACTCTTTGACCAACAAAAAATGGTGCACCAGTTCCCTCTGGAAAATCAATAATAGTAGTTGTGGCTGTAGTTGTTATACCAACTACTCTTTGAGCACTTGGTCTTCCTATGTTAATAGTTTCAGGCTCATGATTTGCAGGAATTATGAAATCAGTAGCTGCTGCAACAGCAGTATTTCCAACAGCAACAGTTGCTGTACATCCATCAGCATAAACTCTCACTGCATCAGTTTTATGTGAGAATTTTGCGTGAGATGCAGACGCTCCACTAGCTATTGATGATCCACTTCCAACGGGTTGTAATGCCATTATTTTATAAGGTTACTTTAATCCTATACGTTATTTAGTAATTATGAACTCTGTTCTGCAGGTTCTAATTCCTCTTGATCCTCTACTTCAGATTCCTCTTCAGTTTCAGTTTCTAACTCATCAGTTGTTTCTTCAGAATCTTCTAATTCTTCTCCATCATCAAATAATGATGATGCAACTTCTGGTCTTACATTTGTAATCTTCTCTGCACTCTTAGAGTAGAGAATATCTTTTATTTTATCGCTTACCTGTGAAGGTGATTCATCACTCACAAGCAAATCCATAAGTTCTTCCATATCAATAAATGTAGTCTTATAAGGTTATTTATATCTCTCCACCAGATGGAGTTGCTGGAGCTTCAGATTTTTCTTCTTCAACTTCAGGTTCTAAAGTATTTTTACCAAGAACACCATTGGTTTGTGGGATAGGT